GTTGATCTCATGCTTTTTTAGTTTCCTGGGCTCCTGGTTTGATGCTTTCTTCCCATTAACCACAGCAAAGGCATCATCGATTTTGATCAGCGCAAACTTGATCCGAGCACTGGGGATTTTGTAAACCCTTCCCAATTTAATGATGATCTCTTTGAGGCCGAATGCAGACTGTTGGAATTCTAAAAAGTCGTTAATTCTGTCTTTGGGGTTATGGCTAGTCTGCATGATTGGGGGATAAAATTAATCGCTCTTCTTGTATTTTTACAAGCTCACTTGCTAGTAGTTGAATGACAACAAAACAGATTCTTGAAGAAAACGATCGCAGACTAGCAAAATTACTGGCCCCATACGACCCCCTGACGGGAGAGGGATCCCCGATCGAAAGATTCCCCTTACAGATATATAAAGACGAACCTGGCGTTATCCTACTCCCAAAAACCATGGAGTATGAGTATGCAGGAATAGATTCATTACAGGCATGTGTAGGCCCTGAGGATTTCGAGGAAACATTAATGGAGCTCACTGCTGCGCGAGTCTTCCATGACTTTGAATTCTGGTCTGCCACCTGCGCAAAAATAACCGATAAAGAGTCGGACAAGATCATCCCATTTTACATGAATCTCCCGCAGAGAGAACTATTCGAGGTAACTCACGAGATGTACACAACTGGAGATCAGATGGTACGAGAGAAGCTGCTAAAAGCCCGGCAGTTCGGTGGAAGTACCTTCTATGAGATGTTCTTCGGCTGGGTACAGCTTACACAGTATGAGAACTGGAACAGTGTCATTATAGCAGATAAGGCTTCCCAGGCACGTAATATTCGAGGCATGTACACCAGGCTTCTTCAGAACTACCCTCAGACGCTTGGTAACTACATACTTTCTCCGTTTGAGGGATCCACTAACAACAGAATTATTAAAGGTCGTGGGTGCATCCAGTCCGTAGGATCCTACCAGGAGCCGGAAGCACAGAGATCTTTCGATATACGCCTCGCTCACCTTACTGAGATCGGACTCTGGGAAAAGACTGTTAAAAAGAAGCCTGAGGATGTTATCTCTGCAGTCAGTAGTGCTGTTCCGCAGATCCCAGGAACCGCGATCGTATATGAGTCTACAGCGAAAGGAGTAGGTAACTTTTTCTACCGGTCCTGGATGGCTGGAGAAACCGGCAAGGACAAAGTGTTCCGAAACATATTCATCCCCTGGTTTAAGATCCCGTTTGACCTCAGGAAATTCCGGAGTGATGAGGAGCGGATCCGGATGGTTGAGACGCTCACTGAGCGAGAGATTGAGATGTGGAACCTAGGAGCATCATTTGAGGGCCTCAACTGGTACAGGTATCGGTTGGTGGAACTGCAGGGCAACGAAGTCCACATGAAGGAAGAAAACCCCTCTACTGCAGAAGAAGCATTCCAGTCTTCGGGTACGCCAGCATTTCAATATTCATATATCAAGAAAGTGGAAAAAGGAGTTTCGGATCCTGTCCTTGTTGGAGATGTGTTTCCTACTAATGCTATTGGCGATGAGTGTAGAAAGGATCTCAAGATCGAGCGAACAGACATGGGCAACCTTAGTGTGTGGGCCATGCCTAACGATCCCCCAATACCAGCAGGCTATACCTTCAAGGGAGGAAGATATGTAGTGTCTGTGGATCTTGGGGGAGTGAATCTAAAATCTGACTACACAGCAATCACTGTTATAGATAGATACTGGATGGCAGAAGGAGGAAAGCCAGAAATCGTTGCTGAATGGCACGGCCACCTGGATCCAGACCTAGTAGCTTGGAAGGCGGTTCAGATGGCTATTCTGTATGACAACGCCCTGCTCATATTTGAATCCAACAGCTATGATGCGAAACACCAAGAAACAGAAGGGGAGCATGGATTCACTATTATTGAAGAGCTGAAGGGCTGGTACAAGAACCTTTATGTGCGCCAGGTATTTGATCAGCAGATCCGTAAGAAGGTCAACAAAGTTGGGTTCCATACCAACACTCAAACCAAGCCCATGATCGTTAACACATTTCGTAAACTGCTCCGGGAGGATGGTTACATTGAGCGTAGTGCTGCAGCTATAGCTGAGGCTCGGTACTTTGAAGCCAAGGCGGCAGGCAGGTTTGGGGCCATTGAAGGACAACACGACGATATTCTGATTTCACGCATGATAGGCCTCTGGGTCTGCACCTCTAACAGATCTCCGATGAAGCCGCCTAAGTTGATCAAAATGCAAACGAAACCTAAAAAGCAAACTCGTCCCAGACATGCCTCTATATTACGTAGGGGTAAGGGAGGAGCTGCTGACTTCGGATGAAAGTAAAAGAAAAGATCTGCATAAACTGCAAGAAGCCATTCAAGCCTTCCAGGACCACACAAAGAGTCTGCTCTCCAAAATGTGCCATTGATGTGGCCAAAGCAAAGACTAAGAAACAGGAGGACAAGGAATGGAGGAAACACAAAAAGGAACGGCTTGAGAAGATCCAGCCAAGATCTCACTTCGAGAAAAAACTTGAAGAGGCCATCAATGCTATCGTCCGGGCGATAGATTTTGGCAACCGGTGTATCTCTTGCGATGAAGCTAGAAGAGCGTACGCAGGACATTACCATTCAGTGAAAGCACACCCAGCTATCAGGTACAACCTCCACAACATTCACGTACAAGATTATGAATGTAATGTGAAAAAATCCGGAAACATTCAAGGCTATGATCTTGGATTGATAGAGGCGTATGGTAGAAGATACTGGGAGTACATAAAATTTGTCATTGTGAGAGAAAAGCCCCTTCTGAAGCTGACTATCGAGGAACTGAAGGAGAAGGCTGCTCTGGCCAGATCCATATATAGAAAACTATATAAAGACCAGAAAAAGAGATCAGAGAAAGAGCGCATGAAGCTGCGCTACGAAATCAACGAGGAGCTTGGGATCTATTAGCTAACAGATCTGCCAAATATCCATGTGAAAAACGCCACTACTACTCCTGATAGGTGGCCAATGTGTGAGAATTGGGAGTCCGGAAGGAACAGCAACGCACAGATCTCGAAAGTTATCAGGAGCCCCAGAACTATCCGGATCTTCAGTGGGATCATAAACAGTAGTAAAACCTGAGCTCTAGGCTCTACGATCGCGAGACCGGTCATAACTCCCATTAAGGCAATCGAGGATCCAACAACAGGCAATGGAGTACCCACTAAGGCCACTAGAGCTGCTCCCACTACTCCACAGATGAAATAAAATATCGTGAACCTGGCATGCCCTAGGATCTTTTCCAGGAGGTCCCCAAATGACCAGAAGATGAACATATTCACTACTACATGGAAGATCCCATCATGGATCCACATATAAGAGAATGGCTGGAAAAACATAAACTGCCCGGACCATGCGCTGTGCACGGCTAATGTGTGTATGAATTCCTTTGGAACCCCAAAAGCAAGGGCCATATTGATTGCAACGATAACTTTCGTCACATAGCTGTTAGTTGCTCCCATTAGGACGCTTTACGTGGTTTGAAGTCTTTGTGGTTGGCCATCATTGGGTTCTGGGCCATTGCCATCAATTGCTGAACCTGCTGAGGATCTGTGCCTGGAATATCAAAGATAGGGGGCTGATTCTCTTTTCTGGCTTTAAGCTGCTGAAGTAGCTTGTCCGCAAATGGTAGAGATGAGTTCGACAGCAACATCTCCAGGTCGATGGCTTGAGCTTCCCAGAACTGGATCAGGTACTTATCCATTTCCTCTCGATAGATCGGGGAATTATTGGTCTTAGTGATAACCATATCGACTGGAACATCTGCGGCGACATCAGGGTCATACCTGTCTGATTCTTTGTAGTCTTCCTTGCCAGCAACATTGACATCCCGTGGCTCATCCCAGAACTGCTGGATGAGTTTGACCACTTTGTAGTCCCGCTTCTTCCGGATGTGGAAGAAGAATGTGAAATAGTCTTTTGTCGACAGTGTTGAGTTGGTGGCCATCTGCTGATACAGCTTACCTGAAGTCCCTGAAGACGGAGTGATTCCCTGGATTGCTTCGTGGGCTCCAGACACCTCCTTCATTAGGTTCATGTACACGCTCATCAGGTTCTGAGCTCCTACATTTTGTGTGTTGGAGATAAACTGCTTAGGCATGTGGTCATGGTTCTCTGAAGGGACATACGTCAACATTCCATTTGCCTTGGACCACACGCTCGCGAAATCTGCAGGAGACATGCCATCGGGGATCATGTCTTCCGGAACCATCAGCACTCCTTTAGCAGATGCAGAGATAATAAAGTCTTGTAGTGACAAGGTTCGGTTGATCTGTCTTTGTAGATCTATGAGGTCGTGAACAAAGGATCTCACTTCTGAATCGATCATTGGGTACAACCCTAGCGTGTATGGGTGCTCCTGATGCTCATACGGGCTGTCTCCTGAACTCAAGACGTGGCCCCAAGGAGTAAGCCAGTAGTAAACCCAAACATCCTCATTTTGAACGTCACACTCGATAAGAGGAATATTATCGAGCTCCAGATATACAGCAGCCTCTTCTTTAGACATTTGGGTTATGTCCACTCCTTGTGCCAGCAGCTCTTCTGTTTTTTGAGTCACCCACTCCGTTGCTCGTTTCTGGTTCTCAGCATCTACAAGCAATTGTGCCTCTTCCGGATCCGGAATTGGGTGCTGATAGTAGTCTCCCTCAGCTCGATCATGACAGAACAACCTGTTCTTGTTCTCAAGCCTCCAGATGTTGAATACCCGGACCAGGTGGTCATTGATAGGGTAATAGAACTCTTGTGTGTCCAGCCTCCAGGATCCCAGACGCTCCTCGTAGTTAGGTCTTCTGTCTTCCAGGCCTCCATACCACTCCTTAATCTTCTCGCGCTCTTCCTCATTGTCAGCAAAGGCAGAAAGCAAGCTGTTGAGGTCAGTGTCTATGAAATCTCCGATGAAGCGCAGATCCTTGAGTCGTGGATCCGAAACATCGGTGTTGAAGAATAGCCTGGTAGGTAGCGCGATCTCGGAGGTGATCTCGTTCTTGTCGCGCTCACGCTTGTACTCGACACCAGTCTTGTAAGGAATACAAGCCGAGATTAGGAATTCTCTAAACGCAGCAGTATCAACGATGTTAGTCTCGTCAATCTCATGGGCTGAATGGAGAGCATTGGTCAGCATCTCACCAACTACAGCATCCTTCCTAAATCGAGAGTTTACCGCAGACTTGTGGTCGTTTTCGTGGTATTGGCCAACCACATTCTTGAATACCTGGATGATCTGGTTGTTGACGATCGGTTGTCGTCCTTGACTAATGATGTACTCTTCCTCCGTGATGTAGTTTCCTGGAATATCCGGATTTTCGATGGTGTCACTCCACTGCTCTCCAAGTAGGTATTTTCTGTTACGCTCACGCTCATCCCGGAAGTCTCGTAGGGCTTCGTGGTAGACCTCTGCATCCTGAAGCAGCTTCCTGGAAATATCCATTGCCTCCTCGCTGTCGTCAAGATGTCGGGATTCATCTACATAGGTCTGATCGTCCTCCGTGTATTCTTGATCAATGTCTACGTCATAACCTAGTTCGTAGTCTTCCATCCTCAGGTTTTAAATTGTAACATATAAAAAACCCCCTTAACTTCCGAAGGGGGTCTAACCAAACTACAGGTACTATTAAAAAAATTTGTAGCGACAGTTGGACTCGAACCAACGACCTCCGGATTATGAGTCCGGCGAGCTACCAACTGCTCTATGTCGCGATGTTGTACCAAAGATACAGCTTATTGCCGCTTTCTCTGTAAAAATAGCTCAAATTCAATAAACAGCTTGTTCATCTTCATTTCTGCTTCTCTGGCCTTCTTTTCGTTCCCAGTCGATGTTGCCAGGTTCTTGTCATCCCTGAGATCTGCGATCCTCTCACGCATCCTCTCAGCTCTCCTCTGAACGTCATTGCGAAGCATCACAGCATTTCGTTTTTTAAAGTCATCTCTCAGCTCCTTTGCTCCCTCCATCCTGTTACGCACATCTTTCTTATAGCCTTTGTAAATGTCTGCGGCTTTCTTGATTTCGTCAGTAGATTCATAGAATCGGTTCTGATTATGGTAGAAGCTCGGATCTGTAGCCGTGAATCTCCTCACGAACGGAACCTTGCTGAGGTTTCTGCTCTCAGCATCAAAAGCGTTGGGCATTCCACCATCGATAAGATTCTGAGATGTGGTTAGCGTATTACTGAGGAATGTTCCAACCCCGCCTGTGTATGACTGCCATAAGTGTTCTATTGTCTCTGGATTGATGTCAACGTGTCCGCTCTCCCTGTGGGATCCACCAGTCACCTCATTCATCCACTCAGCAGCCTCACGGAACGCTGGTGTAACGTTTCGGAAATACATCTGGCTATCCGGCTTCTCCAGCTCGTTAACAGAGTACGGCTCCTTGAAGATTTGCCTTCCAGCAAAGTTCTCGTTCACAAATAGCTCAAATTGAGGCTTCGCTGCAGTAGGGAACACTGATTTTAGGATCTTCCCAGTTAATGTCAGATCCGAGTCAGCTCCAGCAATATCAATTGGGATAAATGCTGTGGTCGCATTTTCGAGGAGAGCAAGAGCCGCCTCACTTGGCTCCTCAATTTTAGGCTTACCAGTAACCACCGGCATAGTAAGCCTCATTGCGTGATCAGCAATTGAGCAGAAGAAATTCAATCCATAAGGGAGCGGGATTTTGATGAACCAGTCAGCATCATTTTCGTCTGCAAAAAAGTTTGGGATGATTAAGTTGTGAGCTCTGGTGTACTCCGACAACTTGTCGTATTTAGAAATACCGTCCTCATCATATCCGCCCACAGCTCTAGCTAGGGTTGTCATCATCGCGTGGCCAGCCATAAACATAGCTGCAGATCCCCAGGCTCTTCTGCGTACTTTTCCGCTTGAGCTATTGAATGGCCTCAACAGCCTTTCTCCGCCTTGGATCCCTGCATTGAAGAACATGAACCATCGATTCCAGAAATCTGAGCTGTTCCCCTTCCTGTTAAAGTTAACAGTAAGGTCTTTCGCATAGATGGCTGCCTCCTTCTGCGACATGCCTCCTTTCCTGAGAACTCTGTAGGCAGCAAACCTGGTAGTCGTCTCGATTACCTGATTAATATTATCAACAGCATTCAAGATCTTCATTCCTCCTATCAGCCTGCCAATCTTTACAACACCCTCTACTTCCGATCGGACATTGTTGTAGATCTTCCGTATCTCCTGCAGATCTGTCCATCCAATGGCCGCCCCTGCTTCCAGGTACTCTTTATACCATTTGCCCTCTCCTGTGTAGTCTTCGTTGAATACACCTCGTTTAACCACTCTCATTGCGCTATTATCTCCAGCTTTACCAGGCAGGAATGAAGAAGCAATGTCTCCAGCTACTTTAGCTGCTACCTTAGTTCCATGATCTACACGGATGTTGTTAATGCCAAATGTTGCATCCCGGATGAAGTTGACTGGAGCGAATTCTGGAGAGTACTGAGTGCGCACAGCTCGCATCCAATTGTATAAAGTGGCCCAGGCATTGATAAATACATTCTCAGAGCCCATAGGCTGCTTCTCAAAGGCTTTCACCAATCGATCGTCCCGGAAGTCCAGAACCACTTTCCTGCCGTCTATGAGGACCGTGAGTCCTTTGCCTTGGTTCTTGAGGCCCTGAGTAGCGTAGTATTCCCTTTCAGTCTCCGTCATTGCCTCAACATCCGGAGCAACCCTTGTAGCATCTCCTGACTTGATGAGTTCTTTTGATGGAGTAGTCAGCTCAATTCTCCATCCTTGGTCCCCTTTAACGTACCACACGTTACGAATCTGATACTGAGAGAAATCTGGGTTGTGTTTGGCAAACTCCAGGAATGACCGTTTGAATTTGTTCTTCTCACCTTTAATGATGGTTGAGTGAATCGCCACATCGATGTAAGGGATGGGATCTGCAGATTCTGTCGTTCTCCCTTTCCTTTTCTTTATGTCTGTGGTCACAGTCTCATCCTGATCAATGATGCTGTCCCATCCTTTGAGAGGCACGTAATGAGTGAATTGTGTGGTTAGATCCCGGAACTGCTTCTCCGTGATCAGCCCATATTCATACTTTAGTTGACGGTCGAGATGAACCATTGCTTGAATCATCTGATTCAGCTTCTTTACGTCTTTTTTAGGGACAGTTTCCTCGAAGCTCTTGACAATAACTTCAGGGTCCACAACTTTACCATCAATCTTGATGTCTCCCCCTTTCTCTACATTGTCCTCTACAATGTGTTTCGCTTTTAGGTACTTGTGGACCATATCGTAATTTTTCACCTGGCCTTCCCCCACTATGTTCGGCTTTATCGGAATGTCCACCCCTCTGACTCTTAGGGTTAGGCCACTGCCGGTGATCTTGTCAATGTGCTTAATAAGTGGGTTGAAGTGAGCTCTCCTGTAATTATCATACTCGTACTTGATTCGGCCTTTATGAAGGGTGGATTCTGCCCAAGAATCCATGTAATCCTCCACGACACCACCCTCTTTTTTCTTCAGTTCCTGGAGCTTCAATACATACAGCATCGCGTCCTGAAGGGTAACACGGCGTTTGTCCAGCCAATTCATCCTCACAGCTCCCTCCTCACCAACTGTGATCGATTTTTGTAGCATTGGCTGACTTTGCTCAATGAATAGCTTGTCCATCAGTGGAGTGATCTGCATTCTATTGTCTTCAGCCTCCACAGTACTGTCGAGTTCTTTTGCTACATCTTCTATTCCCTCAGCAACCACCGAGTCAAAACCATTCAACGAGGCGTATCGAATCACTTCTTTGATGTGGGATTTATCAGAAGAGTCTACAACTATCGAGTTACCATCGATCTCGGCCCCAGCAACTGCCTCTTCACCTACCATTAACAATAAACCTTCCCCAGAAGGAGCCACACTAATTTCTTTTGATCTAATGAATTCTCTCAACTCATCCTTAGTGAACTTGTTGTTTCTGTCAATGAATTCATCGAAATCAATCCATTTGAGCATGTCATTTTCAACACCACGATTAAGAAGAATTTGCTTCCATTGTCCGCCAGTAGCTTTTTCTTCCGGGATCTCGTCAATTACCTTCTGCGCATTAGAGTAGTAAGCATCAGACACCGATGGTAGGTTTCTTTGGAAGCGGATGTCTGAATTTTCATCTAAGAACTGATTGAGCTTGGCCTGGCGGTCTCCTTCAACTGACTTGTCGTAAGACACCACTTTTAAGTTGCTGGACTCAAGTACATCTACTACATCTTGTGGTGTGCCCTCTTCAATTATTGCTCCCCTAAATTCAGATAAGCCAACCACTCTTTTTGGTATCGACTCAAAATACTCTGTTGGGGTGGTTTTTAGTTTGTCAATGTAGTCACTAACAGCCTCTATATGAGACTCAGTTAGATCAAACCCATATTGGTTGAATGTATTTGCAATGCCCCCCTTTCTGGCCTCTACAAGAAGGTCAATAACCGTGTCGCTGAATCCGAGATTGTCCGAGTCGAATTGATATGCAGTAGCCAGCTTGTCTCTCAGCTCAAAAAACTCTTCATTGATCTCTTCCCGCACTTTTTCAAAATCCTCATTTGACAGGATTTTGTCTTTCGCTCTGACTATCTGCTCTACAGATCTGAATTTTGGTGTGTACGCTGCTCTAGCCATTCCTGGCCCATAACTAAACCCTTCTCCTGCTCTTACATCCTCCTTCTTCAACAGCTTCATAACATTATCTAAGTTGTGCTCCATGTATCTGCGCTTTCCGGAAGGAGTAAATCCAGCAAATAGCTTCTCGTCAATATTGATGCTGGCCATTTGATCCTCAACCCACTGGCTGAATTCTTCGCTGTCTGTTGCTTTTCGTAAATCAGAGAAAAACTCAAAGGTGTCATATTCTGGATCTTCTTTGAGGTTCTGGTCAATTGATCTCATCGTGTTTGAAACCTCCCACTGTTTGAGTTCTCCTTTATTCAGCTCTTTGATTTCTGCTTCACCTATCCCGCCTTTGCGGAATTGTTGGGCCTGACTCTCTTTTACCAACCTTGTGAACTCTTCATCCTGAGCAGCATCAACAATATCATAATACTTCTCTTCTTTCCTGGCTCGAACATACTCCAAGAGTTCCTCTGATACGAATGGCTTGTCTTTTGTTTTCAACTCCGGAATTTCTTTGCCTGTTTCTTTAAGGTAGGCATACCTAAGAAGATCATGTCGTTTAGCTGCATCAATACCTCCATTCTCCATTTCGTTGGCAAGGTTGTCAACGGTCATTCTGTACTCCTTGATTGGAAGATCTGACTCATACTCCCCAAATCGATTCAGGAGTTCTCCTTGGCTGGCAAAGTATTTCACAGCAGGGTATCTTGGAGAATACACATCTGCTCCAAACGTCTGATTTCCTTTGATCTGTGGGTCAACTAGCTCAGTATCAGCAACCAAAGAAATGCTGCCATACTTATCAAAAGGGAGATCATCTTTGATAATCGCTAGAGAAGGCATTGGAAGACCTCCTTGTTTGTCTGCATTCAACACTCCTCTGGGCTCAATGTTGTGTAGAGCAACAAGATCCCCAGTTTTTTCAATAGGCGTATTCATTTGGAACTGTATCTGAAGGACTGGGGCTAGTTCCTTGTCCGGACGAGGCTTGAGGGATTTTCCGGTATTCAGAAACCGTCTGGAGTTGTGAATCACCGATTGCAACGTCTGATCCTCAAGCTCAACGTTCACAACTGATAACTGCTTCTGGATCCAGTCGATGACTCGCTGAACAATGGATTTCTCTTCTGTGGCTGGTTTCTGGGCCTCATGGGCTACATACTCCTCCAGGACAGTGTAATAGTCCTCGCTTCCTTTCTCAAGGTTCTCGAATGATTCCCCAATGTACACCGTTGAGATCTGATTAAGCCGGTCGGTTTCCATGTCTCCTCTCACTGACTCCAGGAGCTGCTTAAATTCCTCGTTCTTCCCTGTAAGGGAGCCTACCATTGACCGAAGGCCGTAATGGCCTACAGCCTCGTGTAACAGTGTGTCATACACTTCATTTTCATCAGGCTTGGATCCTTCAAATCCAAATTTGTGAGTCCCATCAGGTTTGAGGGCTGAAGACACCATGTAGATTGTATCTGCGATCTGAAAGCCAGACACATCGTTACTGATGACAAATCCATCGATAACTCCTTCTCTTGCTAACTGATTGATTAAAAGCTGCGCATCCAGCTTAGACTCAAACACAACCAGCTCAGGTCCGTCTTTCCACTTCTTCATGAACTTCTTGGCGATAGACTCTACTGCCTTTTTTCGTTCATGATACATAGGATCCACCCTCGCGGTGTTCGCGTTAGTTTCATCGGACTGCTTCGTTTGTTGGAGTTCGGAGCGGGATTGCTCTACGACATCTCTGGTCTCAGTGGCCTTTTCATCAGCAATGCTTTGCGTATCATCTCCCTGGTCTGGTAGTGCGGTCTCTGAGGAAACTTGAGAATCTCCTTGATCAGATTCATCCGTGTCCTCTCGTACCTGTTCATCTATACTTTTCTTAGGGCGGGACTGTTTTCCTGACGTATCTCTGTCTGCCAGTCCTTGATCTCCTTCTGGAGGTTCTGAAGTATCTGCTTCTTCTTCTCCTTCAGGTTTTGAAGTTTCTTGCTTGTCGCTTCCATCATCTAGTACAGGTTTTTTCCTCTTCTTGGACTTTTGCTGCTTTTTGGTTTTGACTTCCGGCTGCTCGCTGGCTTCGATTTCTTTGTCGGGCTGCTTGATCTCATCTTCTTGCTCGACTTCGATAGTCTTTGTTTTGACATCACTTTCTTGTTTAGTTGAACTTAATTTAACCTCCCAATTCGCCCTTGCTTCGGGATCGTTTTTGGGAGTTGAATCAACAACCTCTACCCCTAAGTTAGGGTATTCATCCATTATATCAATTGATAATTTCTCGGCATCTGACTTCTTGAGCCCAGAAATACGGTTGTTGATGACTTTGAGCGGCTTTTTATCATTTGATAATTGTAGCCCCTCCTTGAATAACTGATCTTTTCTTCTGACTTCCTGAGGTGTGATAATAGGATCTCCCCCCTCATCGAACCTAGCCTGGGTTGGTGCTGCCGTCAGATCTGGTAACTCTCGCATTTGATCAATCTCGGATCGTGGGAATGGGATAGTAGGTCCTTCGTCAGCCTTCTCGTTCTGTGGATCCTTGTCAAATTGGACCACCGACTCCCCGTTTCTAGGATCATAGCCTTTGATTACTCCGGATCCGAAGAAATCATGGTTAACCACCTCTCCTCTCTGTGGCACTCCCTCCAGGTCGCTGGGGATGTATGCCAGTTCACCGAGAACCTCATTACGAAATTCAGCTACAGGGACTGCTTCAATGTTTTCTACTTCTTCTACTCGGACATTGTGTCTACTGCCGGTGTTGATGTCACGGACCCAGATCGATCCTCTGAAAGAGGTCTCATTTGGATCCACCAACACGGCATTTTCCCCAATCATGCCTACTTCCACCACTGCCTGACCAGCCTGGTTCTCGCTGATCATGCCATCAGTAGCAAGGTCCATAGCATGATTTTTCTGGTCTCTTTGAACTGCTTCCAGCTCTAACCTGGACTGCTCGATCGTGTCAGTTTCCACCTCCTTAGACTTGAGGATGTTGTCAAATTGGCCTAAGCTGAGAGTTACAGAGTTACTCACCTCACCTTTTTCCACCTTCATCACCTTGCCTTCTGGGGTCATTACCTCGATCTTGTCTCCAGCCTCACGGATGATCTCTACACCTTGGCCATCATATTCAGCTATGATCACGCCGCCCTGGCCTTCTCTGCGCTCCCTGTGTAGGTTTTCATTGGATTTGTAGGAAATAGGACCAACAGCTCCTCCAATCAGGGATCCAACAGCGTAAGATTCCAGCATGCGCTTTCCGAGATCCCAGTCCGAGATCTGGTCCTTAATGTCTTTGTAGGTGTCAGCTATAGACTCCTGACCAAGGGTTGCTGCAGCTTCAGAGGCTCCTTCCCTGTTACCAGTAACTAGAATGCTTTTCGCATACTGCTTGAATTTGGCTGGATTATTTGCTGCGTAGTTCCGAAGGACCTGTTTTCCGAGCTCCACACTCTCTTCTACAGACAGCTTACTCACTCCTTTGGCCACACGCTGGGATCCACTGACGAGATCTCCACCAAGACCGGCACGTTCAGTGACGTACTCTACAGCCATAGTACCCACCATGCCAGCGTATTTCTCGAACGCATTCTCCTCTTCTCCTTTCGATTGCTTGTATTGGTCGTACTCATGAAGATAGTTTCCTCCTGCAGCTAATGTTAGACCTCCAAAGCCAATATGGGCGATTCTACCACCAAGTACTGGGTTTCCGGATGCAGATACCGCAATACCTCCAAAAATAGGAATAGCAGATGGTACAGCCTGGCCAAGGATCTGCGCAGTAGTAGACTCGAATTCAGACACATCAGCCTTGATTTCATCATCCAGCTTCTTTAACGCCATTTCTGTAGTAAGATCCCCGGCCTTAGCAGCATCCTCAAGGCCTACCAAGTTAAGGATCCCGGAGCTCATCTCACTAGCAACCTTGTCTAGTCCGCCCAGCAAGTCCAGAGATCCGTTGTAGAAGGACTTGAGTCCAGTTCGGATTACTCCTGGACGCTCCTTAAATTCTTTTGCTTTCTCATCGAGAGGGAAGGTCTTGGGATCTAGTCCTGATACCCTACCGATCGCGCTCTGATCATAGGTTTGGTCCTCCTGGTTGAAAACGCCCTCATGCCACTCTGAGATCTTATTCTCATTGTTGACCATGGTGCTAACAAACTCTAGTGCATCATCCCCAGACATATTGTATTTATTCTCAATGAATTTCACGAGGTTCTCACGTTCCCGGTATGATTCACTCAGCTTACCTTCGAGATCTTTGCGGTTAATCGACTCTAGCCCATACACAAATAACTCTGCATCTGACAGTCTGGTCTTCTCTTCCTTACCACCATCACCTTTAACTAGCAGATCCTTGCCTGAATAGTTTTTGGGATCAAACACATCCTCCTGGTTGTAGGTGTCCTTAGCTATCCTCTCAGCTTCCCAGTTCTTGATTCGTTGGAATTCGACCGGCTGATTCAGAGGTCTGGCCACAGCGTCTGCAGGACTCACCATGTCCTGCATGAAGAGCTGATCGGCCTGCATGACGGTCTTAGGCTTCTGCATCTGCATCTCCTTCCGGATCTTAGGAGTAGACTTGATTACCAGGTCCTCTATAAATGGGTCCGTCTCACTACGGAAGAAGGTCTGCTCATACGGAGTTTTGGGATGCCCGAATATACTGTCAATCTCAGACTTAGAAAGTGAGGGCTTTTGTGATTCCCCGAAGATCGAATTTATATCTTCGAGGTTTAGTTTCGGCTTGGATTGCTGCTTTCCCATGTGGAGTAAGTTTAAGTGAGTTATCCTCCACCATTTCGTCGTAGGAATTGTTCAATCTGCGCAGGGGTGGCTCCAGCCTCCAGCAGCTCAGTTATTGTATAGGTCCCCTTACCAGGTATGACTATCGTCTTGTCTCCGTGCTGTCTTTGGTACAACTGCAGCCCAATATCGTTGAGAGGTCCTGGGCGATCCGGAGTTGGTAATGTCTCAGGCTCAGGCTGCTTGAAATGCTCTCTACCTGCCTGCTGCTCCAAATAGGACTGGAGAACCTTCTGCTCCTGCTCGATTTCCCCAAGAAGCTGAGACTGCAGCTCTAGCATTTGTGTTCTTTCGGATTCATCATCAAACCCTTTGGAGATCGCCTGAGAGACCATCTCAAGTCTTGATTGAAGACCATTGACGTACTGCTGCTGTGATTTAATCACATTATCCTTGGCTTGGTTTACAGCTTTCCTTTCCTTCATCTGCTCAAGCTCTTTTTTGTGGCCTGCTTTGAATTTCTCCAACTCAAGGTCAAAGTCATGTTTGCGGAGCTGTCGGCCTCTCATGAGCTCGTCCTGTAGTTTTAGGTAGTCAAGGTTACCCTCTCTCTGAGCTTGCTCCATGTTGGCACGAACGCCAAACTTGTACAGATCCATCAAGTTCCTGTTGTACTCGTCTACTTGGTCCTGGTATCGGAGATCTAAGTTTCTTAGCCTAGACTCAAAATCCATTCCTGGAGTAGGCCCTGGCACAAAGTTTTCTGAATTCTCAAAAGTGGTGACTACACGACCAAGTTGCGCTAATGCCTGGCTTAGAACCTGTAGTCTCTGTGCTCTCTGGATCCGTTTCTTTTCTTCCTCAGGATATGTAGGCTTAATGATTGTTGGGTTGCCTGAAGCGTCCACAGACTCTGGGGGGATCCCCATTGCTGAGGGCTCTCCTGTGGAGCTCACCGGCTGTTCGTAGAATATATCAGAAAAGGGATTGGTGCTGAGTGTGCTCTCTGGTTCCTGAACTTCCTCTTCTAATGAAGGAGCATGGAACGATGCAGTTCCAAATTGTTTGAGATAGTGGTCCCGTGCTCGTTTTCCCTTGATGTTGTTCTCTGTGAGTATATTTAACATTATGCTGCTTTCTGTTCACCCCCTAGTAATTCAAGTCCAATCAGTCCTGTAGCCAACTGACCAAACCCACTAGACATGCTTCCTACCTGTCCAGCTACCTGGTTGCCTGCTGCATTGAACGATTGACCATATATAGAAGACGCATACCCTCTGGCATTGTCTATAATATTCCTTTTGAGGTTCACTCTGCTGGTGTTGGCTCCAAGAGCTCCGCTCAAGGATGCAAGCTGCGCATTTCTTAACGACTGTCTCCTTCGGTTAGCATTTGCCGACAGTCCTGTCAGTCCTCTCGCCTCACTCTCGTTGATTGCGCCATATCCAGCAAGGAGAGACTCGGTGGTCCCTCCAGAAAGATTGTTAGCATTCATCCATTCCTTGCGGTTCTTCTTGGATTGGGTTGACATCTCTCGCATGAAAGCCTTGCCCTCGGTGGTGTCCAGGTATGCCTTGGCTGCTTCGTCTCCGTACTGACTCGCTAGAGTCTTGAACATCTCCTCATACCCACTAAACGATTCGAGATCTCCTGCAAACCTACCCAAGTCCTCATCGATAGTCATGTTCGCTCGTCCCATAATCCTATTCGCAATCTTGTCTGCATTTCGCACTGCTCGTCTTCCGGATCCAATTCCACTGAGGCCTGAGGCCAACCCTGCGCCTGCAGCAAAAAGCGATAGTGGCTCAATGGCCAACAAGAAATCTCCGGATGATGGAAAGATCAAAAAGCAGATCCCGATGATTGCGGCTAGAAAAAATCTTGTGGTTTTCATGATTCGTCTCTCCTTTTAACGAATAGACCCCAAACCAGATATGCTCTGACATGGGGTCTAACCAATGCTTAATTAAGAGTGTCAGTCGCTAAGATAGTGGATTGAGTGAAAAAACAAAAGCCCACGATCCTAGAAAGTGGGCCTTCGCCTAACTACGCTACTTACGCAGCTTGTTTAAAAGTCATTTCGCCGTTTAAAGCGGGTGTTGTTCTCCTTATTGCCGGTGCTACCTGTCGATTCAGTTCACCCCCAAAATCGAGCGGGAACCGTGGCATCCCGCTCAGGTATAGTCAGCTTCTCCTAAAAACCCAACTATAGTATCTTGCCCCGGCTTCTCATGCCTTCCAGCTCACCGGGGCCACTCTTTCGTTGCTTTGAAATCTATGTGGAGGTGGAGGGTATCGAGCCCTCGTCCAGCTTAGTCGTACAACATATCAATGAACAACACTGTAAAGGTAATCAAATGTGATTATTTTTGTATTCCTCTCAAAGCTGGCCGCAGCAAGCTTGAGATCAAACTAGCCCGGAGGTAGCCTATTCCTTCGGGTTTTTTCGTTACTTTTGCTGCAGAATAATCCCCTCTTTGGTTAGTAGGATTTTTCTTCATTTTATGATTGCCCAGGGTCCTAGGTGAGGCTCTGGGTTTTTTGTATCTTTGCCTCTCAGGCTAATGATCTAGTCTATCGATTAAGTTGAAACGTTGATCCCCGGCAGTGCATGTTGGGGATTTTCTTTTTGTGCGCTACCTTAGCACCGGTGGTTTATATTTTTTCAAGGCTCAGTATGGCGTTTTTTACAAGCGAGTATGAGTGTAAGTTGGATCTCCTTTAATTGATTATGTCGAGGAGACTCACTAAAGACAAAACCCCTGGATTATGTCCGGGGGTTTTACTTTCAGAGGGAAAATGCTGAGATCAGAGCATTTGTAGTGGGAGTTGGTTGAAGACCATGCCTGAGGTTGATCGCTCAGGAGTTTTTGAAAAGCCCACCATTTACATCCCTCTTCTAAACAGTGAACCCCCAGCTCTACTATACTGGGGGTTCTTTTTTTATCATCCTAATCGTTGTGTCCAAAGGAAAATCAGAAGGCTCCATCCGTGTGACGATTGGGGATAATTCTACAGGTCTGGGAATTACGGCTTCAATTGGTAATGAGGTAGACATCACCCCTGATGCCACAGCCGGAAGGGCGAATGCAGCAGGAACTACCTTAATCAGGTTGCCTAAAAATCTTCTCCTATCCAACTTCTTCTAATTTAAATACGTGTTTCTCTGATCCCAGCCACTCCCCTCGCATCACTCAC